TATATGCATTACCATTTACCACAGTAGTCATATCCTGGCCAACTTGAGCAGTTAAATTTTTAGTTACTGCCACATTAGCATCACCACTTACAAATATTTTAACATTTCCTTTGACTTCGAGTGTATCATTACCTACGATTAATGTATAGTTATCCCTTACAATTTTTTCAATCTTTGTACCATCAGGTTGTATTTCATATTGAGTGCCACTCCTATGTCTTTCCTTTATACGTTCATAACTTGGTGTATCATCATATTCTTTAACATGACCACTTTCTGTTTCATATACATTATTAAATGGATAAATTGGATTATATGATGTAGCTGGTTCATATTTACCTTTGACATCTAATGATTCAACACCTTCAACACCCCTTACTCTATCATTATTATCTTCTTTACCATGACTTTTTGTAGGAAGTGTTCCTACGACTAAAAATTCTTGCTGAGCTGCATCTAAAAATATACCACAAACTAATGAACCAGTTGATTTTTCATCACCAATAGCTGGGACAGTTTCTGTAGTAACATAATATTGTTCATGACCAAAGCGATCTATAAATACTTCAGGCAATAAATCATCTTTTTTATAATAAGTTCTTTCGATTAAATTTACTGAATGACCTAAACCATTTATTGCAGGTGTATTTGTTGATAATACAACATTTGACCAACCTAAATCTTTTGTGTCTATATTATATCTGCCGCTGCCATTAGTAAGAGTATGGGCACCATATACCCTAACCTTAACTCTTCCTAGCTGTAAAGGGTCATTTATATCTTCTACTATTCCATATTGAAACATATTATTCTCTCACCAATCCTATATCTTGTGCGTATTGCATTTCACCATCATCCTTAATAAATTTATGATTAATATCAGCCATTACATAGCGGCCATCGGTTTTTGTTGCAGATGTTTGTCCTTGTCCTTGTGAAACATGTATAGCCATTCCACATCCTGCACCAGGTATAGCTATAACATTACTTGCTTTTAACTGTACATTAAATAATCTATATTTTCCATTCTTTAATATTTCTGCCAGCGTTGATGTTTCAGCTGATAATAGACATTTTTCATTATATAGATTTTTACTTAATCCCATTTTTGTTATTGGAATTGCAGTAACTTCTGCAGGCGGAGTTACCACATCTGTAGTTTCATCTAATGATACTGCCCTAACTTCTTTACCCCACATACCACCAGCTGCTTTACTTATAAAATTTGAATTCCAATGTGATAATTTAAATTTATTAGTAGTACCTATAGATGTTAATGGCGTATTCATTCCTTTTCTTGTCATTTCAGCATTACGTATTTCAAATTCTTCTAAAAAATAATCATTTACCATAGTATCTATAGACGTAAATCTTGTAACACCCGAGTCAATTAACCTTTGATATAAAAACATTGGAGTTTGTTTTTCGCAATAAGCACTATTTACAATATTCTTAATAGCTACACTTGCTGATAAATTAGGAACAACATATTTTCCACTTGAAATAGTTTTGGAATCAAACACTAATATATTTTTTTCTCCATGGACATTTGTCCATATTTGCGCAAGAACATCACTCGAAGTTCCGCTATGGGCTGAACATACTCTACCTGTTTGTTGGTTATATGTGTTTACAGAAACACAATCAATGTGATATGTCTTTCCCTGCTTATTAATTTTTTGATTAGAGATACCATCAACCATAAACATTATATTAATTGGGACATCAAAATATGTATACTCTACTTGTAACATATTATTATTAACACCTCTAAAAAATAAATCAAAGAAATTAAGTTGATCGTTTACAATAAGAGTTGCTTTAATATTTCCATGAATACTCTCGTATATGGACATAGAAGTAACCATTGCATTTATGTCAGTACCATCTACAGTAACTTTAAAATTTTCTATGCTATACATTATCTACTCATTGCTGCAGCGAATTTACGAGCTACATCACTTATATTTTCAGGCTTAATTACTTTTATATTTCTATTCTGTTCAGCTACAGCCGACTCATAATCGATGTAAGTATATGGTGTAGTACCAGAAGCTGCACGTTTTACCCAATTACCAGAACTATCAACATGGTGATGAGGAGCATAAGCTTGTGACTTAATAAAATTACAGTTAACTGAATCTGTAGAAGTAAGACCTTGAATAGCTTCACCAGTTATAGTAAATGTACCTGTTAATTTTTCTATTGTAACATAACCTAAATTAACATGAATTTCTTTTATAGTTCCTGTTGCGCCAGAAACACCACCCGTTACTGTTTCACCTATTTTAAATTTATCTACTAATGAATCATCGGTATCAGCTGCAAGATATTGATATTTATTTGTACAATATTCTAATAATTGGTTAGAACTCATTGGCCAGTCATCCCATATATTTTTTATTTGTGGATTAAGTAATAGGAATGTCCAATGAAATTGAGAGGTATTATATAACCTTTGGCTTAAATGGTCTGGCCTTTCACCGTCAACAACTTCTATTGTTTGATAAAATCCAGCGTTATTAAGTAAATCATCTGAAACTTTTGCTTTTGCTGTTAGATTTTTTAATTTATCTACATTACCTGAGCCATCAACATCAATTGCAACATTTTGAATACTTTTAAAATACATATTAGTACCCTGCCTCTACATCAGCTTGATAAATTGGAGCCATTTCTTTAAGCCCTACACTTAATCCAATTTCTACTGGTGCATTATTTTGTTTAAAAAATGAAGTATTATTTGGGTTATATGAAACATTAACCGATTCAATAACACATGGAGGCAGTTGAATCATTTCTGTACGTTTTGATCCTGCTCCGTGGAATGATACAATCACATGGTCAGGCACAGTTAAAAGCATTTTATTATCTTTCTTTGCATGAGCTCCCATCCTAAACATTTTAATAAGACCTGTTGCTTGTTCAGATTCATGGTGACTATCTGGTAATATAGTCCAAGAAAAAGTAAATGTTCTTAATGGAGTTGAATTATACATTGTGATATCGTTAGGATTAGCAATTTTACCGCTGCCTCTTTGTACTTCTGTTTGAACTACCGTACCAAGTCCAGCACCTGTAAGTGCTCCTAATGTGCTAGATATTCCAGGTAATGCACCAGCTAAAAAACCTCCAGCAGCTAGTGCTGTTGGGCTTGTCAATGTTGTTGGATTAAATATATCTGCATAATCATCAGAAAATAAAGTTTCTGCAAATGCACCCATTTTTCTTGAGTCATCATTATAAACCATTTGGTCATTTATTTCTATACCAGTTGGCATATATAAACAAATTGAACCCATATATTTTCTTTTTACAAGAGTACCAATACTTTGAGCCCAGCCTTTTATTTTATTAAAAACTTCTTCAGCTTTCTTTTTAGCAGCATTATATACTCCATGTTCTTCCGCTGCCATAAGACTCTTAACTACTCCACCAACCAACGCATCACCAGCTCCAAGCGCAAGCTTACCAGTATTTTTAAAACCACCTGTTAATGTTCCATTCCAAACTTCAGCTGCACGCTGTCCTACATATTGAGATGTTCCTTCGCCGTAATTATCATTATCAACTCTCATAAATTCAAACATCATATATGGTTCGTGAGTCATTGGAGCTAAATTTGAAATTCTTTCTTTTGCATATTCACTAGTTGCATCACTATTGAAATTTATCTCATGCATTCCATTACCATCATTACCAACTGACATTGGATATTTCCAATGGGTTGAAAAACCTGACCCTGCTCTTGCTTTGTTTGATGCGCCGATTAGTAAATCTTCGTCTAAATTTCTACCTGCCATAATTATGTCCTTGTTTGTATAATAGTTATTTATACGAATTTATATAAATACTACCATGAAAAAGACATATTCTGGCTCTTGGAAGCCAAAACATCCTGAAAAATATAATGGTAACGTTAATATGATACATTATAGATCGTTATGGGAGCGTAATGCATTTAGACATTTAGATACAGCCAAGTGGGTTAAATGGTGGCAATCTGAAGAAACTGTAATACCTTATATTTGCTCAACTGATCGTAAGGCCCATAGATACTTTGTTGACCTCACTATAAGAACAAATAGTGGCCGGACTCTATTGGTTGAAATTAAACCATCATCACAAACTAAACCACCTAAACGTAAAAAGCTTAATGAGGCTTTGACCTATATGAAGAATACTTCTAAATGGAAATATGCTAATAAGTATTGTGAGGAACGTGGCTATGAATTTCAAATATGGACAGAAAAAGAGTTAGAAGCAATGGGTATTAAAACAATGACTATGAGATTTAAAGTGAGTAAAACTAAGACTGGTAAAAGAATATGGAAATCACTTAAGAAAAAGATATAAATAAGATATATGAATAAAGATATGGAGAAATTTAGTGGCTAGTTTATTTGACCAGTTAGAGTCAGAAGCATTTCGTAAAGGAATACAGGCACGTAGTAAAGAAGCAAATACTTGGTTCGCAAAGAAAGCTAAGGCACTTGGACCAATAGGTGCACCTCAGATGCTAAAAGACGATAGATTAGAGAAAACAGAAGTTAACTCTGGTGATATGGTTATGTACACATACGATCCAAAAACAAAAGCAACATTACCATATTATGATACGTTTCCATTAACAATTGTTGTTGGTCCTGCAAAGGATGGTTTTTTTGGTATTAATTTGCATTATTTACCACCTAAAGTTCGTGCAATTTTTTTAGATAAATTAGGTGATATAACCAATAATAAAAAGTTTAATAGTACAACTAAATTCAAAATTACATATAACTTATTAAAAGCAACAAAAAACTATAAATATTTTAAACCATGCTTTAAACATTATTTAACGAAGCATGTAAATTCATCAGTTATGAAAGTTTCTGCTGAAGAATGGAATATTGCAATATTTTTACAAACAGCTCAATTTAAGAAAAAAGCTATGGGAACAGTTTGGGCTGATTCGAGGAGTCAATACTAATGGCATTACCAGTTCATGTAGATACAATTAAATCATCTATTAATAGTAGAGGCGGAATAGCAAGAGGTAATAGATTTGCTGTTTATATTTCACATCCATCAAAAAGTATGAATAGTTTATTAAAATTTGACCCAGCCTCTTTATTAAGTAATTTAATATCAGGCTCAGGTATAAATATTGGAGATTTTATTAGTGACCCAAGAGATATGTTTTTATTTTGTCAAAGCGTGGCATTACCAGGTAAACGTATAACAACAACAGAAGCTACGCATAATCATAATATGACAAAGAAGCCATATTCAATGATGACTGACGAAGTTAGTATGTCTTTTATGTTAACTGGAGATTATTACATTAAAAAATATTTTGATATGTGGCAAGAAATGATTATTGATAGTTCAGGCGATCATTATAAAGCATATTATAAAAGAGACTATTGTAGTGATATAACAATACAACAATTATCTGCATCTAATGATATTGTCCCAGGTTATACAGTTAAATTAGAAAATGCATATCCTATACAAATGTCAGCTATTGAATTAGGTAATAGTGCAGATGGCGTTATGCAAGTAGATATTACATGGGAATATGATAATTGGAGAAGTATTGGATTAGTAGATGGATTTGAAAATGTTATCGGTCAATTGATCGGTGCAGGAAGGAGTACGTTAAGTACATTAAATAGATTTTTATAAAAATGGAGAGAGATTGATATGTTGCCAAAAATAGCAACCCCAAAGTATGATATGATTGTGCCCTCATCAGGCGAAGCTATAACATACAGACCATATGTGGTCAAAGAAGAAAAATTATTATTAATTGCATTAGAATCGGAAGATGATAAGCAAATTGAACAAGCTGTAAGTTCGATTATTACAGCATGTTTAGATGAAAGCGTTGATATTAATGCTTTAACAGGATTTGATATTGAATTTATATTCTTAACATTAAGAGCACGAAGTGTTGGTGAAGGAATAGATTTATCAATGAAGTGTACATCTTGTGAAGAGGGTAATAAAGTTAAAGTTGATTTAGATAAATTAGTAATAAAAAATAATGATTTTGATGATAAAGACCTTCAATTGAAAATTGGTGATAATATGACAGTTGAATTAGGTTGGCCTACTATGGGTAATAGATCAGTAACAGGTGATACTGGTACAGAAATACTCATTAACCAAGTTGCTAAATCTATTAAAACAATTTATCATGGTGAAGAAATACATTCAACAAGTGATGTATCATTTGAAGAAGTAGTTGATTTTACTGAAAGTTTAAATTCAGAACAATTTACTTCAATTATGGAATTACTTACAGAAACACCATATGTTAGTTATGATATAGAGTTTGCATGTAAAAAATGTGGACATAAGAACGAAAGGGAATTAAAGGGCTTAGCAGATTTTTTTATATAGCCCTTTCACATGATTCGATAGTAACGCATTATCAAACAAATTTTGCGTTAATGCATCAGCATAATTTCCAGCTTGAAGATCTGGATAATATGTTACCGTGGGAAAGGGAGATATATGTAACCCTTTTAACACAGTGGATCGAAGAACGTAACAGGGAAAACAAAAAGAATGGCTGAAAAACAACAAAAACCAGACCCGCAATTAGGAATGATCGTAGCCGAGCTACGTAAGCTCAATGCTGTCAGTAAAAAAGATTTAATACGTGAAAAAGAAGCAACTGATAGACAAGAAAGAATGACAGCTGCGGCTGAAATTGGTGAAGAACAACAATCTACAATTATTGATGGTGCCCAAGACTTCCAACGTAGATTCTTAGCTGGCCAAGCAAAAACACTCATGGACAAAGGCAAGATTGGTGCTGAGCAAGATGATGATAAGAAAGAACTGAAATGGGGCCAATTCAAAAGTGTTATGGGTAGCGAAAAAGAAGCTGCTAAGGGTACTATTCTTACTCATGTTTCTAAAATTGCCGAATTAATGGAAAAAGCTGCTGGTGATAAAGCTGAAGCGAAAAGAGAAGATAAAGATAAAGATAAGAAAGATGAAAAAGCTGGTGGAGATAAAGACGGTAAATCAGGTATATTAAAAAATGCAGCAAAAGCTGCTGGAGGTATGGCTTTACTTGGTTTAGGTATCGGCGGCTTTATGTCAGGCCTAATGGTATGGTCAAATATTAAGGCATTTAAAGGTGAAGGTTTTCCTGAACAAGCAAAGAACGTAGCAGAAGGTTTAGACGAATTTGGTAAGATGAGTAATAAATCCATTGCCACATTAGGTGTAATGTTGGCTGGTGGAGCTTTCTTGGGAATGGCTGGTGGAGTTGGTAAGAGTGCTAAAGCTGCTATCGGTATGACTGCAATGGGAGCAGGTATCGGTGGCTTTATGACAGGTGTTGCTGCAGCTGGAGACCTTACAAAATTTGAGGGTGAAACCTTTGCAGCTCAAGCAAAAAATGTAGCAAGTGCATTAGGAAGCCTTGGCGATCTTACTACAACGCAAGTAACCACATTAGGAATTATTGCTGGTGGTGGAGCCGTTATGTCTACTAAATTTCCTGGTCTTACAGGATTAGCTTTAACAGCTAAAGCATCTGGTGGAGCAGCACTAGCTGGTGCTGCTATTGGTGGCTTTATGTCAGGTATAGCTGCCCCTGGTGATATATTAACTTTTACTGGCACAACATTTAAAGACCAAGCAGTTAACACTGTTGCAGCAATTAAAGCTTTAGAAACTGTTGATGACAAAGTATTAATTTCATTAGGTGTATTAGCTGCAGGTGGTGCTCTTATGTCAACAACACGAGTTGGTATTGGAACTGTAGCATTAGCTGCTGGTGGAGCATCATTAGCTGGTGCTGGTATTGGTGGTTTCATGGTAGGTATTGCAGGCGCAGCTAAACTTGGAGAAATGGCTGGAGCTAATGGCGCAGCATTTAAAACACAAGCTTCTAATATTGCAGAAGGTATTGGTGCTTTTTCAGATAAACAACAAGCAGCAATGGTTGGATTTATAACTGTTGGAGCTGGATTAGGCCTTGCAACTGGTGGAGTTGGAGCAGTAGCAGCAGCTGCTGGTATGACAGCATTTGGTGCTGGTATTGGTGGATTCTTTGGTGCTATGGCTGGTGTTGGTAAGCTTTTTGAAGCAATGGGTGTTGATGGAACTGGATTAAAAAATATAATGACAAATCTTGGTGGTGGATTAGATGGCTTTAATGATGTTGATGGTAAAAATCTACAAAGTGTTGGTTGGGGTTTAGGGGCATTAGGCATTGGTTTAGCTGGGTTAGGAACTTCAATGGCTGGAGCTGGATTAGGTGATACTGCACTCGATATGAAAGAACGTTTCTTTAATATTTTTACATGGGGTGATAATGATACTGATGTAAGTGGAAGTGGTTTTGAAAGAATAATTAATGGTATTCTTGGTCCTATGGAAAAATTAACTGCAGTTGATTCAGAAACATATGAACAAGCAGCATCTGGTATTGATTCAGTAGTTAAAGCTATTAATGCTTATAATGGTTTAAAGATATCAAATGGGCCTAATTTTAGTGAATTGGCTACAGATTTTGCATGGGGTGCACAAGCTATAGATGCTGCTATGAGTGGTGGAACATTTACAAAAGGGAAAAATATATATATTAAAACTGGCCTAAAAGATCTAACGAGTTTACAATTCAATACTGTTTCTGCTGGAATTGATGCATTACAACATGCGATGTTTAATTATAATAATGCTACTGCAGGTAATATGAATGGTAATGGTGGAGTTAATGTGATTAATAATAATGATAACTCATCAACGACTACTATTATTCAGTCAAGCGAAAACCCTGATTTCTCAGTAGGTAATGACTTTGGTCAAATGGTAGGGCCAATGAGCGCTTTGGAAAGAGCGAGGATATGATAAAAACCCGCCTTTCGACGGGTTCTCAAGATTAAGCTTCAGCCGCTAGTTTAGCGAAATAACTCATAGTGTCATCATTGTCCGAATCAGCTCTGGCTACTGGGTCAGCAGCTACAGCAACTGGGTCTTGAACATCATTTGGAGAATCATTAAATGGTGAATCATCAATTGATTCTGCCATTGCAGTTTTCTCTTCAGAAGTTCCACCATCTTCACCTAAAACCCTAGTTAACTTAAGATTAAGCTCACTATAAGTTTTATATGTTGAAGGGTCAGTAAACTCTTTAAGAGAATATTCCTTATTGTAAATATCCTCCAATACAGTATCATCTGCATTTAAAGCTTCAACACCACCAAACTCAGATCGGTCATAGTTACGGAATCCCGCGACTTGAGCAATCTTCATTTTAAAATTGGCACCTTTCCATAGATCAAATGGATTAACAGCAGTTTCATCTTCATACTGAGGTTG